GGAGAACGAAAAGAAGATCGCATCCTTTTTGACTCGCGTGACCACAGTTCCTCCGCACATACCTGAAATAGAATCCGACAAGAGACAGGCTTTGAATCTCTTTAGGATTATTATCGAATCGCTCTTTGTGAAGGGCGACTTCGATCCGTTGTCTTATGCCCCAACACACGGATCAGGTTGCGTCGAGTGTCCTAGGTCAAAGGGCGGGAAACGCGAGTACTTCTACTCCGAAAATGTCACGTACAAGAGAGAGTGCGTATTTCCGGAAGCAGTCTATACGGGTGGGAAGACCCGTATCATCACCTTAGATTCCGCGTACAACATGAAGTATGCCTCACTGAACAAGTGGATGGCTTCTTGTGTTCGTCAATGTACGTGGAGTGTCTTCGGGCGGTCGGTCGAATCATGGCTCGCGGGTAACAAGAAATTCCCGCGAGAAGGATGGTTCCTCTCCGGCGATCTCGAATCTGCTACAGATTTGTTCTTCTCTGACTTTGCTAATCTAGTCATAGATCATATCTGTACGATTTGGGACGCGAACGGAGAAGATAATGCGCAGATGAAGTTGTTCACTACATCTGCCGAGTTTTCTCCAGGACAGCTTCAAAGGAGGGGACAGCTCATGGGATCTATATTGAGCTTCCCAATACTATGCGTAATCTCCTTGGTGACGGGGATCCTGAATACAAAGCACCACAACGCTATTCTCAGTAGAACGGGCATTGAAAGGAATAGATATATTCGCCGTGGTATCCATGACGTGGGTATCAATGGCGATGATATCGTGCTTTGTGAAAGTGACTCTAGACGCTGGGAACGGAGCGTTAGAGCCGTGGGAGGAAAAATTTCTCGCGGAAAATCGTTGTTATCACGTCGGGTGATGACGATTAATAGCGAGATCTGGTATTCTCACGCAGGTGAACTCTTGCCACCGGCTTGCCTTAGGCCCTCACTCATCTTTTCTTTGGGTGGGACGCTTAAGTTTCCTCATGCAAGCTGGCGTGAATATGATCGGTCGCCTCTTCTTGGGAAAGATCTTCGGGAATTGATTGATATCGACAATATCTTGAATGTCGATCTTCCCGTTTCTCTTGGAGGCTTGGGTGAAGTGGTGTCTCCTCGGTCTGATTCGCTCATTCGGAGAATTCTGAGAGCTCGAATCTTTAGAGAGAATCTGGAGACTGGAATCGTGAAGGCGCCGTACGGCGGCCCGGTTCACGGAAAGAAAGTCCTAGTACGTGGTGAACGGGAACTCATTAAGTCTTTGATCCGTGAGACTTATGAGAACCAAGGTCTCCCCTCTTGGACTCCTAGTTCCGCGCCAATCCAACAGTTGGATGACGCGGACCAAAAATCGTATGAACAGATGAAGTTTATCACGGAAGGTGAGAAACAGATGTTATACGAGAGCTACCTTGATGAATTCTTGATTATCGGTAGCGGAGACTTGATAGCCACGGTGCCGCTTTCGCTCATAGAAGGAAAGCCGATTGTGCAACTTGGGATGGCGTACAAAAAAACTTTTTGCTCATCTG